AGTTACTGGAATTATCTTTCTAATCTTCTGCGTTGTTAATAAACTTGAAAAGTACATAGTTTATGTTTCTCAAAACCATTCAAAGACAGTTCAATTCTTAGATCCTATTAGACACGAATTTAAACATAACAAGAGATTGTCTTGGGTTTATGGTAAACTGGGTATGAGTTCCAATAAAGATGAAGAAGGTAGAGATAGAGAAGATTGTTTTGATGTTAATAGTATTCGTATTGAAGCTGTATCATTCGAGAAAAACCTTAGAGGGTTTAAGTATGGAAATATGAGGCCTACTTTAATCATCGGCGATGATATTGAAGAAGATATCCGTATCCTGAATCCAGAATTAAGAGTCAAGGACAAGCACAAACTAACCAAGGTAATTATCCCATCACTTGATATCAATGGAAGGTTTAAGATGATTGGAACAATTCTACATATCAACTCGTTACTTGTGGATAGAATCAAACAGTACAATGGGAAAATCTTTAGAGCATGTGATCATAACTTTGAAAACATTTTGTGGCCTGAACGATTCACTAAAGAAAAACTTCAAAGTATAAAAGATGATATTGGATCAATTGCTTTCCAACAGGAGTTTCTTAACGACCCGTTGGATAACACAGCTGCTTTAATCAAACGGGAATGGATTGAGGCCTGCTTTGATGAATCTCTAAGCTATGAGGATGCAAAGAAAAAAGATTACTCAATGAAAGTCCAAGGCGTGGACTTTGCTTTCTCTGATCGTGTTACTGCAGATAATTCTGCATTTGTTTCTTTGGGTAAAAAAGATGATAAGTTTACTGTCTTTGATTGTCAACTCAAAAAGGGAATGAGTGCCTATGAACAACTTAACTTTATAAAAGAGTCTTGCCATTCTGTTCATCATTACGATGAGATTGCTTTAGAAGAGAACTCAATCAAGTCAATTAGTAAGGATATTGAGCAGTTCGGGTTACCCATTAAACTATATTGGACTGGAGCGTCAGACCCTGCAGCAAGTAAACAAGACCATAAGAAATATGACTTTCCAGGAATAAGGAAAACTGTGGGAAAGATAAACCTGATTATGAGATTAGGTACAGCTTTTGAGAATGGTAAGTTTGTGTTACCTTACAAAACAGAAGAGGACAAAAAGATTACAGATAGAATTTTAGCAGAATGTACTTCCTTTGCGTTAGCTGATGGGAAGTTAGTTGAAGGAGGGATTCACCCAGACATCCCGATAGCTTTAGGATATGCGTTGGAGAGTATAAACCAGTTCGACAATGTGGTGGTGATGTTTTAATGTATCTTAGAAAATGCAGACATTGTAAGAGAATCTGCAAGATAAAACAAAAACATGGAAAACTGTGTGATGATTGTTCTAGGATGTTTGAAGAGATTAGGGTTGTTAAAATTAAAGTGGGGAAATACAATAGTTTACTAATTCAATATGAGAAAAGAATGATGGAATTAGAAGGTAAAATCGATGGAGCTAAACAAAATTAAAGAATATAACGGCGAACGTGTCTGTGTTGACATGAAGAATGGTCGTAAAATAGAAGGAGCACTTGTTTTCTATAACTGGGAACAACAAGTTGTACATTTAAGTTCATACACCATCTTTAACAAGACTGGCGAAGAAGTAATCAATGAAGGTAGATTCATCATAATCAATCAAAAAGAATGGACTACTTTGAGGGTAAAATGAAAGAAATACCAGATGAAGAGACAAGAGAAAAGATACTTAGAATATTTCAAGGTGGAGATTTAGAATTTGCTGTCAGGGACAAGAATTTTCCTGAAGAAGAATTTTGGATGTCAACACAATTCTTAGTCACATCTATATCAGAATTGGTTTTAGATGCAATTGAAGAAGTTAAACAGGGCAAATAAAAAATGAAAGAACAAAGATTTAATAAATTAGAAAACGGAGATGTTGAAGGAATTCAAATCTACGCAAGTACAGAAGTAACAATACCAGTAAATGGAGAACAAGTAATCATAGGTACACAGCCTGAGTACGAAGTTCCTCAGATTATCTTAAAAGATAAACTGCCAATCTTACTGGATTACTTAAAGAAGCAGAAAGAAATGTTGGAAAGTAGAGTTACAGCAGCAAAAGAAGTAATTGAGAAAACTGACTACATTGATCTGGATAAGATTAACGATGCAATTCTTAAGATACCAGCAGATAAGTTGAACGCAAAAAAGCTTCAACATTTACAACAACTAACTCAAGATTTTTATATGAAAAAGAACGCAATTGAGAATATGAAAGTTTTAGAGGAAAATGTTGTGAAAATACAAGAACAGATAGATTTTCTATCAAAACTGGTATAAATTATTTAAATAAGAAATGGGATATAGAGTTTATATCCCTCATTTCATACTCATGGCATTCAATTTATTTGGCAAAAAGAAAGACTCAAAAGTCGAAATAAAAGCGAGAGCTCCATCAAATCCTGAAGGAGATGTTGCAGTAATACCTTCTCAGAATGAAGGGATCTTAAAAACATATATTCCAGGATTCTTATATAAACCACCTTTTGGATACCCAAGACCTGAAAACTTACCACTTATAAGACAAACTGCCAAAAACCCTTACGTTTATTCTATCGTTAAAACATTATGTGATGAAGTGGCTTCTGCAGATTGGGATATCTGTGTTAAAGAAGGCGTTGAAGAAACTCCAGAACTTAAAGCTAAAAGAGAAGAGATAATCAACTTCTTTATAAATCCAAACGGTAACAGAGAATCATTCGCTCAAATCTTAAGAGCAGTAACAAAAGATATCTTAGAACTTGATTCAGGGGTAATTGTAAAATCATTCAATCAAGCTGGAGAGTTAGTTCAAATCTTTGCTCGTGATGGTGGTTCTTTCTTGAAGAATCCAGATATCTATGGTTACATGGGAAATCGTGTCGATATCATTGAACCTATGGACGAGGAACTTATCAACTCTTATGGTGAAGAAGAACGAATTCACCACTACGATTTATACTACAAACATCAAGCTGCTTACTTTCAATATGGATGGACTTCTGCGTCAATGCCAATTCCATTCGGTAAACAGGAAGTTGTTTATATGATGCAAAACCCAAGAACAGATTCCATTTATGGACTTTCACCTGTGGCAATCTTATCTGATATACTTTACACACTTATTTATGGATCTCAATACAACTTAGATTTCTATATGAACAATAACATGCCAGAAGGCGTGATGAGTCTTTTAGGTGCAGACCAAGCAACATTAAAAGCAACCAAGGAAAGATTTGAAGGCACATTCAGAGAAAAGGATGAAAACACTGGATTCTTTAGAAGAGTTGCATATAGATTGCCTTGGGTTAATCGTGAAGTTACATTCACACCATTCCAGTTAGACCCAAAAACTATGCAGATTATTGAACAACAACAATGGTTTACTAAAGTTGTTTGGATGTGTTTTGGAGTTACTGCTGAAGAAATGGGATTTACTGAAAACTCAAACAGAGCAGTATCAGAATCACAACACGCTATCGCACAGAGAAAAGCTGCAAGACCTATCTTTAAGACAATTCAATACCATATCAACCAAGAACTAATACCAGAGTTTGGAACTACTGATTTAGAGTTTAAGTTTGTTGAATACAACTTAGATGAAGAAATGAAGAAGTACGACCTTTACTTAAAGAAACAACAATTAGGAGTTGTAACTCCAGAAATGATTGCAGAAGAAGAAGGTTTAGATGTTGAAAAGGTAAGACAGGCTCAAGAAGAAAAGAAAGCTAAAGAAGAAGCTGAGATGCAAATGCGTCAAGGTTTCAATAATGTTCAATCAGATAAGAAATCGTTGTTGATTACAGAGGTTCCTGATGAGTACGAAGATGAGTTTGAAGTTGGTGACAAAGTAAAAGTTATCAATGGGTCAAAAGATTATTTAGATAAGGTTGGAACTATCCTGAGTATAGGCGAAAAAGGTTCAATTGTTGTTCAGTTCGAAGTTGGCAAGGATATTTTTGGAGCTAAACAACTTGTACTTATTGATGATGAAGAATCTGAATTAAGTTCTATAAAAGCGAAAGACCCTTTTAATATGACTGAACTTGAAAGAAAGATGGTTCGAGATATTGATATCAGTGGGAAGAAGTTAAGAAAAGCACTAAAAAAGACTCTCGATAAAAATGAACTCTGAACTTAAATCCGTAATTAATGATTTTGTAAATAGTATTTCTGCGTTACTTGAAATTAAAGTAACCAAAAAGCTAGTTGATGAAACTGTTGGACCTCTTTATGATAAAGGGTTCGAACAAATTGAAGTGCAGTTCGATATGAACCTGCCTAAGAATTCTAAAGAGATTGCTTTCTTGAAACAAACTACATTTGAGAACATACAAGCACTTAATTCCCAAATGAAAGATAAGTTGAGAAAAGAACTTACAGACGCTTTACTAAATAGAGAAAGTGTGAGTAAGATTTCACAAAGGCTTACTGATGTTTTAAAGATGAGTAAGAACAGGGCAAGAATGATTGCTCGTACTGAAAACAATAGAGTGTTTAATGCAGGAAGACATTCAGCTGCTGAAAAAACTGGATACAATATCAAAAAGTTTGTAAGTGTAAGAATGGATGACAGGACATCCCCAATTTGTGAAAGAATGCACAGAAAATATGGAAGTGAAGAAAAGGCGATTCCATTAAAAGCTAAATTCAAAGATTCTACAAGTGGACAAGAGTTCTTAATGACTCCGTTCCATGTGAATTGTAGGTCAAGAATCAATTACGTATAACAATGAATAAAACTTGTAAAATAGTGATTTTTGGTATAAATTATTTAAATAAGATTTGCTATAGAGGTAATTATGGAAACATTTAACTATCAAGTTCCAGGATTTGAATGGTCAGTTACTGAAATAAAAGGTAACAAAAAACATTATGTTGAAGGCTTTATTTCTACAATAGATGTTGATGATTATAATGAAGTTGTAACAGAAAACGCTCAGAAGAAAATCTACAATATTGTAAAATCCAGAATGGAAGCACAAACTCCAATTACTATGGATTTAGAGCATGAAGAGTTCTTAAAAGATGGCAAGGTTTTAGATAAACCAAAAGCGAATAAGATTCCAGTTGCTAAAATAGTTGATGTTGAACTTAGATCAAGAGGAGTTTGGGTTAAAGCTGAAATTAATAAGGATTCAGAAATCTTTGATAATGTGTGGGGAAGTATCAAAAACAGAATGCTACACTCATTCAGTATAGCTTTCGCACCTTTAAAAGCTGTAACTAAATCAATAAATGGAGTTGTTCATAAGTTTATTGAGGATCTAAACTTAATTAATGTTACTCTAACAGGTTGTCCTGTTAATACTAACGCAACTTTCACTCCAGTAATGAAAGCTGCATTAAAATCAATGGGTGAAAATATGGAAGAAAATAATAATACACCAGAACCGAGTGCTCCAGAAGCACCAGTTGAAACTCCAGAAGTTCCAGCTAAAGAAGAAAAACCAGTTACTGTAAATGATATTGTTGAAACAGTAAGGGATTTAGAAAAACAAAAAGCAGAATTAGCTGCAGAAAAAGCTAAATTAGAACAGGAAAGAGCAGACTTTGAAGCGAGTAAAACTCCAAAGGAACCTGCAGAACCTGAAACTCCTACTAATGCTGAGCCAGTGTCACCACTGTCTCAAGTGAAATCTATGAAGGATAAAATTATAAAACTAGAACAGGAAAATGCGAATTTGAAAGCAAGGTTAGCAACACCAATCTTCAAATCAAAGATCAAATCACCTGAAATGGCAATGAAAGATGTGCCAAAACAAAAGGAACTAAGCCCTTTAGACTTAGTATAAACGAGGAAATTTAAAAATGGCAAGTACAGGACAGTTCAGTGCAGAAACTTTTGATGTAGAAGGTGCTTATGCACAATCTTTTGGTGCATTACCAAATAAAAGTGTAATCAGCAACCCTTTTCAAGATATTGACGCTAGAACTAACATTAAATCAGCATACAGTACAGGATTAAAAGCACATACTACTGAAAGTGGTGGAGCTGGTACTGCAGGTTATGCAATGATCCCAATTTTCGTAGATCCGAAAATCGTGGACCAGACAAGAAAATACACTCCTATGGTAGAGTTAATCCCAAGAGTGACAAACAAAGGTCTATTCGCAGATTACAATGTAATCACTGCAAAAGGTGGAGCTTTCACTAGAGCAGAAGACTCAGCTTTAACAGAAACTAATACTACATACGACAGAAAATCAACTGCTATCAAGTTCTTATACGCTGTTGGTAGAGTAACTGGGCAATCCAAAGCAGGGCAACCAAGCTATGTTTTAATGGGTATGCAACCAGGATCAGGAGCAACTGGACCTTTCTCAGACCAAGGTGCGCCAAATGCTAAACAACAAGAAGTTTTAGTAAAAGCACGTGAAATGAGAGAACTTCAAGAAAACCTAATTATTAACGGAAACGCAACTACTTCAGCTATTTCAGGAAACCCTAACGGAACTGAATACTCAGGTATTGTTACTTTAATGGGAACTACAAACAAAGTTGATAAGAATACAACTGCTCTATCTTTAGGAGACATCGATTTAGCTGTTCAGTACGCTTTCGATGATGGTGGTAGACCTAACTTAGCAGTAGCTTCAAGTTCAGCATACACCGACTTACTAGGATTATTAAACCAAAGAATTGGATACATGCAGTCTCAAGAAAATATGTTCTGGGGATTCTCAGCTGTAACTCTAAATACTATGGTTGGTAAAATTCCAGTGATTCCAAGTATGTACCTTAGCAACACTTCTGGTAGTAAAGCAATTTACTTCTTAGACCTAAGCGTAGTTGAAATGAGAGTACTTCAAGACTTAACATACGAAGAACTAGCACACACTAATGACAGTGACAAGTTTATGTTAAAAATCTACGAAGCATTAATCATTAGGAACACAGCATTCTGTTCATTCATTGGAGAGATTGCATAAAGGTAACATAAGATGGCTAACGTAAACGCTGCAGTGGTACCAATCGCTCCTATTGTTGGAGCAAACAAAGAAGGATACATTTTAGGATGGTTGAACTCTGCTACTAAAGCAGCTCAAAACGATACCATCACAATTACTAACGCAAAAGATGTTGATGAGGCTTCTTGCCTTAATCTTGATGCAACAGGTGCAGCAGAAACTAAAACAATCGCAGCAAATGTAATCACATGTACTAGTGCAACAGGTTCAGCAACAGTAAGTGGGTTAGTAGTTTACTTACCAAAATAGGAGAATAAATAAAAATGGCAGCAATCGCAATTGGTGACTGTACAGTCACAACTGTATCAGCTTTGGCTGGTGCAAACCTAATTAAAATAGTTACTCCAGCAACAGCAGATGACGCAGACACTGTGGATGTATCAACTGTATGTGGAACAACTATTTACAATGCTTATTGTCTAGGTGCAACTGATGGTTATATCACTGCAGCAGTTTCTGCAGCAGGAGTAGTAACTATTCCAGGAAGTACTGACAACGAAGCAAGAACTATTTATGTATTATGCGTAGGAGCATAAACATATTTTTTTATTTTTTAATATTTAAACATGAGGTAATATAAGATGAGCGAAAATAAAATAATTGTAATTTCAAAACATGAAGACGCAGAAGTTCCTTACGAACTTTGTAAAGAAATCGGTGCAAATGGTGATGGTAGATTATTCACTAGAAACATTAGAGACGCAAAAGGACAAATAGAACAAGCAGAAAATATTGCTAAGCAAAAAGAAAAAGAAGTTGCTGAAGCAAAGAAAGTTGTTGAAGAAAAGAAAAAAGCACTAAAATCCAATAAGGAGGAATAAAATGCCAGTTGAAGCAAGAACTGTTACTTTAACAAGTGATGGTTCAGGAGATGCAACTGGTTCCATTTTAGTTAGTGGTATCATTCGAGGAGTTGAAGTTGTTTCTATTACTACTCCAACTGATCAATGGGATCTAACTATTAAAAGTCCAGGAGGCGTTGCAATTTTAACAGATACAGGTATTGGTTCAGCTGCTCCAGAACTATTAATTCCAGCACAAGCAGGAACTGCAGGAGCTAA